CAACAGCACCAGTGTGTGTACCTGCTGTGTTACCTGTAACATCACCAGTAAGATTACCAACAAATCCTACGGTAGATGTAATCGTAGTACCTGTAATAGCCTGAGCAACACTACCACCAATCACTGAGCCATCAATAGTACCTGCGTTAATGTCAGCAGAAGCAATAGTTGCTGCTGTATTAACTGTCAGGTTAGTCACTGTAGCCGCTGCTGGTGTGCTAGCACCAATAACAGTATTGTCAACAGTGCCACCATTGATGTCAGCAGTGTCAGCTACCAAGCTGTCAATGTTTGCTGTGCCATCAATGTATAAGTCTTTAAACTCATTAGAGCTTGTACCCAAGTCAATATCATTGTCTGTTACTGGAACAATAGCACCGTCTTGGAATCGTACCTGCTCAACAGCAACCCCACCAACTTCAACAAACACACCATGACGATTGTTACTTGTATCAGTAGCAATCTTGTTCAGCATATCACTGTCACCAATCAATGGAACAGGATGACCCTCAGCAGCAGTGCCATCATGCTTATGTCCACCAGCCGTGGCAAAAGCATCACGAAGAGCATTAAGCTCATTGTTAATTGGGGCAGCTCTAACTACGCCCGTTGGGACGATATCAGCAGCCGATTGTCTTACATAACCTGTCAAGGTGTTTCTCCTTAGCGTCTATCATTCATAGAATAATTCAAGACCAATCCCTGAATCGTATGACTAGCATTCGTATCATTAGTCACATATTTAAAAGCCACTGAGAATCCAGAGCCTTCAATGTTTGTCTTCTCCACTGGTGATGGATTACCGTCATAAATTGCTGAAGCATCATAGATAGCTTCGTTGTAATAGGCAGCAGCACCAGTAGTTGAGATGTTGTAGTTGGCTGGATTGAAGACATTAACTGAGTCTTCAAAGTCATAGCTAACACCCATCACAATGTTTGTAGAACCTTCACTTCTCAAGAATGTTGAGATGTTGTAGAAGTTCTTTCTAATTGTAGGATCTTGGAAGTAATAGTAAGGAGTTTGATAAACACTCAAAATCTCCAGAGTATCAAATGATGTTCCTGATTCTTGTCTATATACTTTACCAGTAGCATCACCATGAACCACTATCTCATCTACACCAATGTATCCACTAGAAGCGCATGTAGCAGGGAAGCCATAGATCTGGCTATATTCAAAAGACACACCGCCTTCATTGGCTCTCAAACCACCTAACAAACCAAAGGTTCCTTCAGATGGAATAAACAATCTAAACTGTGACTTCTTACGAATAACAACAGAGCTTAGGAGTTCTGGATCAATTGAGCCAGCCACAAGTTCTTGTAAGATGGCAGTGATGGTAAATTGAATTTGCTTAGAGATTGTCTCAAGCTCTACGTCACCAATCTTACTTGTACCTGCTACTGGTCTAAAACCATCAGGGCCAAGAAATACTAAATTACCACCTAGTTCTATCACACTATCAGGAACAACACAACCTAAATTGGTTGTTACTTCGCTAACAATAAAGTCAGCAATGTTAGTACCTGATAAAGCTTTAATAGCATTTTTACCAAAGATGTACAGGGTGTCTCTGAATTGTTTAATCTGAACAATCTCAAAGCCTACATTGATAACAGCAGCACCGTTAGCAGGATTGAAGTTTGTCTCTGCCAAAGGAGAAGAGATGTATAAGTTATAAGGATCTGTAGGATCACCAGCTAAGAAGACATGGTTCTTAAAGGCAGCAGAATACTTAGGACTGTTAGGTGCATTAGCATCTGTAATCTGTGTATAAGTGGTTCCATCGTAGATAGCTGCTGGATTGATACCATCAGTAATCACAAACTTAGGAGCACTCCAGTTATACTTAGTAAACCTAACCTTCTTAACACCAACCATTGTTACAGTGCCGGGTGTTGTGATGGCTGACCAAGTAGATGAAGCAGCTACCCACTTATAGAAGTAGTCTGTTCCTGACGAAGCTTTACGACAAGCAAAAATACCATCATTAATATTCTCTGCTACCAACACACCAAGAACTTTACCAGTACCTGTCACTGTGCCATAGCTATTAGCATATCCACTAACTCGTCTATAACCACCAGTTACTGATGGCTCATAGTTGATAAGCTGTGTGCCAGATCCGGGATATATCTCACCTTGAGATAGTACATCCCTGTTGGTATTCATACCACCAGTACATGTAACTTTAAACCCGTTAATTCTATCTGCCATTAAAACACTCTAGCTGAAAATGCAGGTGCAACAATGATAGTAGAACGCATATACATAGGCTCATCTAACAAAAGTCTACGCATTGTTCTAATACCTAAATCAAACTTCTCTTTGTATATAGTAGCACCCTGCTCATTAGATCTGAACATCAGCATGTAGAACATAGCACCATCTAGCAATACACTTGTAAAGCGGTCAGGAACAATGCACACATCTGTAGATTCAACTAAGTCAGCAGGAAAAGACCAATACTTATATTCAATCTGATAAGCTTGATCTGGCTTACCAGTCACACCAAACTTACTCTCTTGTGTTTGATAGATATGGCGTGGAACACCATAGCCACCTGTACCATTCATGTCTTCTTTAGGACGATGATTGTCTAAGTAGTCTGTGTAAGTAAGCACAGAAAGATGAGCAGGTTCGTTATTAGCTGCTTCTAGTTTCTTTAGGTAGAAGCTTTCCCAATCAACAACAGAAGTGTTAGCAGGGAAACTATATAGACCTTCACCAATGGTGAGTGTTTGTGTGTAGGTGGTAAGAGCAAAAGGCCACTCTTGAGCACCATGCATCAATTCTCTAATGGATGAATTGACAGCATTCTTAGCTAGAGCTTGGATGTTTCTAGCTCCATCGAATTCAGTGGAGTCTAAAGTGACTTCACCCATTCTTCGTAGCAATTCATTCGTTAAAGAAATGTATGTAGACATATTAATAAACAATAAAAGGGAGAGGCGGTTAAGCCCCTCCCAATATTAACTAGCTATTAAGCCAGTTGCTCACGGTCCACTGAAGCAGCGGTGCGAGTACCTTGGTTCAAGTCAATGACCAAAGCCCACACACGACCAGCGATAGCACCGGGGCTACCAGAGATAGTGGTGACCACATCGATAGTGTCAGCAGTAGCAACCAAACCAGCAGTAGCGCCAGCCTTGATTGTCATTGCAGCAGTGTTATCGAAGTTCAAGTCATTGGAGAACACAGTAGTACCATCGGTAACATCCAAAGTGTATGTAGTGACATCAGGCACTGCAGTGTAGTTTTGGAAGCCAGCCAACAGCACATAAGTGCCAGCAGGAACAGCGAAGCCAACGGTAGTACCGGAGGTAGCACCCAATGTAACTTCTTTCTCAAGAAGGATTGGTTGAGGACGGATAGATTGAACGATAGACATATATGTTCTCCTTAAGCAGCGTTGTATTTAGCAGTGACGATGCCTTCAGGACGCAAGATTTTGCGACCATACAAGTGCATACCACGCACGATGTCAGCGAAACTGTCGGGATCACGATATGTTTCGGTCTTAGTAATTTGCTGAGCAGTTGCTACAGCAGAATCATGACCACCAACAATCACGCCATAGTTAGAGTTTTGGTTAGCAGTACCAGAAGTACCAGCACCAGTACCAACTTTAGGCAGGTTGTTAGAAACATAGATACGGAAGCCATGCAAGTTGTTGATGACCAAGCCGTTCTGCAAACCAGAACCACCAAAGTCACCGTTCAACAAACGGCTGTCTTCGTCCTTCAACATTTCGATGAACACGGGATCGACCACCAACCAACGACCAGCGGAGTCAACAAACTGTTGATCCAACAAGCGACCCATACGAGCAACCACCATCAAAGGAGAAGCTACATCGGTAGGCAAAGCTGTTGCACCGGGGAGGCGAGGAGCCAAAGGAATGGAATGATCACCAGCAGATGCTGTAGTGATGTTACCGAAGCTACCCTTCTTCAACTTCATTGAAGGCAAGAGTTCGTCATTGCCAGCGGCAGTAACGGCCTTAGTGCCAGAAGCTGTAGTACGAGCTGTGTCAGCATTACCATGCTTAGCAGACTGAGAGAAGCCAGACAAGTAACCCAATACATCTTGGTCATACTGATCACGCAAACGATACGCTGCACGATCAGAAGCCATCTGCATGAAGTTCACATGTGAGTGAGCTGCTTCGATGTCATCAATCTTGAAAGCGTAGTAGTTAGCTTGGTCAACAACCAAGGTGAAGTCTTCATCATTCAAGTCTTGAGCAGTGATCTGTGTACCACGAGCATAGCTCTGTACGCTAACCTCTGGCTCTTTAATGATCTTGACACTATCCCCCATATTAGCAATCTCACCGAAGTAGTCATTGTTTGTAATGTCTTCAACAGTAGACGCTTTGCGGAATGCAAGTTGTACTTGCTTAGAATAAATAACAGGGCTGAACGCCCCATTCGGAAACTGACCGTAGCCAGCAGCACTTGGAAAAGCCATTTTAATTCTCCTATAGATAAATGTATGGCATATACTAAAATACGCTCACTCAAGTTCCACAGGGCTGTATCAACTAGGTGTATGACAAACCTCTTCTAGCTAAAGAGGATGACATAGGCTAGATCAACTAGGTTGTCTGCTTACTTTGTTATGCGTCACTAAATGACAAAGATCAATAAACTGTTTTTCAGTATAATCAAGCTTCATCCTATTGATAGGAACACAGACAAGTTGAATATTATCAACTGTGTAGTCTTTGCTACTATCTACTCTGTCTAGGCTTACTGTATTAAGTTGGTGGCTTTCGCTAGTCAGCGGCAACTTAGTATAGACACATAGACCTTTCTGTCTCTGCCAAACATCATGAAGATGTTCAACAGTGATAAAACACTTTTTAGTCTTTCGTTCACCAGCCGTCTTAATTAGCTGATCAAACTTTTGATCAAGAGTCAAATTTGTGTATCTTTTTTGATTCTTGATTTTAATTTTTTCTTTGTTCTTTTTATAATACCGTTTGTCTTGGTCTTTAGCTTTCTCTGGATTAGCTTCTCGCCATTCCTTAAGCTTCACAGCTAAACAAACTTTACATACTGCTTTGTAACCTGTGCCTGTGGTCTTACCAGATTTACCAAAATCACTCAACAACTTCTCTACACCACACTTGGTGCAGGTCTTACAATTTTCCATAACAATCCCTAGTCAGATATAAAGAGCTAGACTGTGGACTAGCACAGTCAGGGGAGCTACCCTCTTCGCTCTATTAAAGTTATACCAGTTGTTTCAGGTTTGTCAATACTTAACGAGCGTTTCCGCTAATATCGTATACAAACTTGCCTGATTGTAATGCTTTAGCAATAGCTTCTTGGTTCTTTTCATACTCAAAGGTAGACATTTTATTTACCTGTGACTCATAAAAGACACCATCTTTGCTTTCGCCAGTAGGTGCAGAACGACTACCACGAGTGTTTACGCTTTCAGCAGCACTCTTATCTGGGTTAGCCCTCTTAGCCTTAATACCTTTATCAGCCTTGTAAAGATCGATGGCACGAGCAGCAGCTCTTGCATCACTCTCATTATCATACAAAGCATCTTGTACCCACTTAGGTTGATCTTCAACCCAGTTGTGGAAATCATCATCATCACGGATGGAGTCAAAGTCTGGATGCAGACGCATCAATTCAGCTTCTGCTTTCTCTTTAGCTGTCTGATGCTCACGCTCATCTAGCTGTTTGAATCTCTCATCCAATGCTTTGGTTTGTTCCTTAGCCTTTTTAATTGCAATGGTTTCAACAATCTTTGCAACATCGGGATATGTCCTAGCCCACTCACTAAGTTCTTCTTCACTCTTAGGAAGCTTGATTTGCTTCTCTGTACTGCTCTGTAGCTGTGTACGAAGCTCATCAATTTGCTTCTGCAAAGCTACCTGCTGTTGCTGAGAATGTCTACGCAGATCTCCGTAACGCTTCTTAAAGCTTTTCTCTTCTGCGCTTAAGTTGCTATCGTCACCATCGTTTCCTTCTGATGCGTTGCTCTTATCTTCAGCTAGTTTCTTAAGCTCTGCTTCCTCTTGCTCAATACGATCTTTGTTAGCATTACGCTTACCAAATGGAGAAAAAGCCTGAGCTTGTTGTTGCTGGTTCATAACCGCTTCTGTCATAAATTACCTTTTAAGTTGGGGCTAACTGTAGCTGTCAATACAGGGAGATAGGTAGCCAATGATGGTGGGAAATTGTTGATACTCGCCAGCCCACCTCTGGCTTGAGTATGCTAATTATATAGTATTATCTTTTAGAGGCAATGCCTCTTTTACGAGCAGGTGTTGGTTTTTTGGTACGCTTAGAAACTAAGCCACCTTTGGCAAAGGCGCTATCACCATCTGCTCCAGTACCGGGGCCACCACCAGTGTTACCGCCTGAATCACCACTATCACCAGCACCGTTTGTAGAATCGCCTTGGCTAACACCCTCAGAGATGGAAGCATCGTCTACAGCAGAGGCTACAGCAGAAGCATCCATACCGTCTACAGATCCTTCATCACCTTGAATAGAATTCTCAGCAGCAAGACCAGCAGCAACAGACGCAGCAGTAGCAGCAGCAGCGGCTGCGTTAGCTGAGCCTTCTGGTCCAATGCTATCTTCTGCAATAGACACCACTGGATTAGGATTGGAAATAGCATCCAATGCATTAGCAATGGCTCCAATGGCAATACCAACAGGAGAAGCACCAATACCCTGACCAGTACTTACAGAAGCTCCCTCTGTCCCTGTTGGTCCTTCACCTCCAGACTCAATGGTCTGTGTAGCTGTAACAACATCCTTCTTATCTTCAGTCTTCTTAGTCTCTGCAAGAAGCTGACCAGCACTACCAACAAACTCATAACCAGAAGGAATGGCTATAGAGGGTTTACCGTTGAAGAAGGTTACATACATAACTCTACCTTCGGCATTCTTATATGCTCTAACATCCAAAGCTGGATTTGTTAATGATGTTCTAGGAATGTTATATTTAGAAAGAAGATCTGTACCGGGTTCTGCAAAACCACCAGCAGCAAACTTCTTCTCACCCATAGCTTCGCCATCAACTTCTTTCATGATGTCATCAATCTCAGACTCAAAGCCTTCATCACCTTCATGTAAAGCTTCAGGGTTTTCTACTTCTTGTGCATTACCCATCTGACCAATCTCTGCCATACGAGCCAAGCCCTGCTTAGCTTCATCACGCAGCTTCATCAATCTCTCAAGGCCAATGTATCTAACAACATCAGCAGGAATAACAAACTCACCTTCGCTCAGCTTAGCATCAATGTCATCTCTCACTTCACTCTTTAGTGAACCGGGAGGAACATCATTACCAGACACAGGATCTACTGTGCCGCCTTCGTCATTCATGCCGCCTTCAGCAAAGAGTCTAGCCATGTTATTTGTGTACATTCACTTCATCCTTTAGATATTTCAATCTGCGTAAAGCAGCAATGGCTCCTTGAGCCTTTCCAATCTCACGCATATCTGAAGCTTGTTCCAAATCCTTTTGCTTGTTAGCTATTTCAGCATCAAGCAATTCTTGGAAGGCATCCCATGTCACATGAGTGTTAACAAAGCCTTTAAGCTTGGGGAGGTACGGCTTGGACATTTCCAGCAAATCCTTGTTCACCCGGCACTGGTGCAGCACCAACACCAATATTTCCACCACCGCCACCAGTCATATCAGATACTGGAGGAGGACCACCTTCAGGACCAGCAACAAGAGGAGCACCCTCTGCTGGAGCAGGAGCCGTAGCTTGCTGCATCAACAATGCTTGACGCATTGCTTCATCCATATTATTAGTAACCTTGTCTGGATCTAAGTCCATGCTCTTAGCAATCTCACGAATGATGTAAGGGAACTTAGCAAACGGCATCAATGCAGGAGAGCTTGCAATCTGCAAGAACTGCATCAAGCGTTGGCTTCTCACCTCATTAGCCATCAAGCTCTCTGTACCCCTAGCTGTAACTTCCAAGTCGCCCTTGATAGATTTATCAAAGTCAAACTGCATGTTGAAGCTGAAGAAAGCTTTACCCAAAGGAGCTAACAAATAATCATCAACATTCTTGATGATGGTTTTAACGCTGCCTGAAGCAGCATTCATCAACATAGAAATGCCAGAGGCTGTTCTACCTACACCGCTAACACCTGTCTGTCCATGTGCAAAGGATGGCATGCCTGTTGACTCATCAGC